TTATTAAGCAGCAATCGCAAGATCGTAATCGTTTGCGTTTGTGATTTGATTGATGTTTTACAAGGCCAACAATCATCCTTGTGCTGTCCTACACATTTCCCTCATCCTGTCGAAACCTAGTCAGCCCCATATTGTTAACTTGAGGAGTCGCTGATCCTTCCGTTATCCGATTGGTTTCACAATCGTAGTCAGCATCTAAATATGGTGGAGCTGGCGGGAATCGAACCCGCGTCCAAAATGTTTCCATGTATAGGATTATACAGCAATTCTAATAATCTCTGCTATCTCATATATTACAACACCAAGACATACAAGTGTTACTGCGAATATAGAAATCTCTACCCATTTACTAGTCATAATATTTCTCCTATTGTTTTTTGTAAATCAGAAAAAACAGAATTAGATGAAGAGTGATCTTTATAAATCTCTATACAATTATTTACATATTCATTATATAATACTTCATCATTATTTAGTTTAATAACTTCCTCACAGACCTCATCTATGTTATCAGAGCTCATATAAATCCCAGAATAAGGAATAGAACTAAAATAGCTACCACTACGATGCATTGTATTATCGCCCCAATGCTTACTGAATATAGGTATCAATCCTAATCCAACAATTTCTAACATTGCATACTCAACATGATATCCATAATATCGTGCTTCTAATTCATAAAATGAACAACCAAATTTACTCTTTGATATTTCTTCCATCCCCTCACTTCTATTGTAAGGGCCATAGACATAGGATTTATCAAAACAGTTCTGTTCAATATCTTCACCCTTCTTAACCTCTATAATTTCTGGATGGTTAAATATATCCAATGCACCAATAGACCTCTCCAATCCCCTCATCTCGGTAATGATATTACCCTTCAAATGTTTTCTTAAATCTATAACTCTTTGGGGATGCTTGAATCTAGCAAACCTTCCAAAGTAAGATGCACGATCTACTTTTTCAGAAAACTTCTTTCTTAGTGGAGCTACAGTATCAAAATCCATTGCCACTCTAAAGTAATCATACTTCGGAGTAGGTCTTTCTCTCGGAACTAACGTAGGGCCAAAATGTTTATCAAATTGAACACCAAAATCAGTAGTCCTAGAATAATTAAAAACAACATCACAATATTCAACAACATCCCACATCCTAGCATTTCTTTGCAAAGATTGACGTTTATGGTCTAACTGTATAAACACTTTCTTTGAAGTAACTTTATAAACACAATTCTCTACAAAATTGTCAATACCTTTTTTAGAATTTGTAGTAGAGGGCACTGACATATAAACAACATATTCACATTCATTAAGCTCACCAGAGATATCATCATCAGGTGTAAAGATTTTATAGTCAAATATCTGTGCTTTACCTCTACTAAAACTTTTTTCTTTCAAGGCATATACAACTACATCTTTTCCCTGCTTCTCTAACCAATTCTTATATTCAATAGTGTATCGGGTAACACCACAGCCCTCAACGCCTCTACCCATAACAAGTGCTATCATAAAAACGCTCCTAAGTCTGGAGGCTTCACACCTTCCTTTTTAAATGTTTGTCCAATCAATTTTTCTGGACGTGCAATCATTTCACCACCTGCTAGTGTAGCAACCTTACTATCACAATATGCTACACATGATAATCTAGTACCTTCACCATAGATAGGTGATACTCCATGAACTTGTTTAGAGTTTGCAATTACAATATCGCCATCATCTGTATCAACACCAACTTGCCATCTAGGGAATACAAGATAAGCTCCTGTATACTCACCAACCCGAAAAACTGACATTGTAGTAAATCCTAATTCAGTATCGCCCTTATCTATATGCAAGGACATCTGTTTAGTTTGAGCTTCATTATACTTGTTAGGTGAATAAGCAGTGAATATACCCATTCTATGATCTTTATCTATAAACTTCTCAGCAAATGTTTTTTGTGAATAATACCTTTCTGGATAAAATTTTTCAAATGCTCTTTCGTTTGTTTCAGAAATCTTTAATAATTTCTCCCATCTATCAGCGTTATCCCTAGCCCAAGCAGACAGCTGAATCTTTCCAGTAAACCTTCCACGTTTGTAACCAAGTAATAAAGAATGTATATCCTGACCTACAGCAATATCACCCCAAGTTCCATCTTTCATTTTAGGATAATACGAATTAGGTGTTCTTAGTTTATAATCAACATTTTCAACCCAACCCTTTTCATCCAAAAGTTTTTGTTTGTCAATGGGCCCAGACGCATTAGCTCTCATATTAGATGTTTCATCAATAGAGTACAATGTATCTTTTATCAAATTGTGTTCATCTTCATTGAAGCCCTTCTTAACAACAATAGCTATAGGTTCATAGTCGTTAAGAACATTTTTATTTGGACGTACAACACGAAATGTTTCATCACATTTTATTACTTGTTTATAACAAGATTCAGTTGCAAACTTTCCATTCCATTTATTATCAGTTTCTTTTTCATCATGTTCCACTTCAGCAACAAAAGTCTTCATACATTTTCTATCTCTTTATACGGTTTCAAAATATTTTCATAAATTGTTTCAGCAATACGTTTGAGTTGTGGCGGTGCAACCATCAAACCAATTCTAGCAAGTTTTTCTTTTAATGTACCTTCAAGTTTAAAGTCAATAGGTAAACCCATAAGTCGTATTGCTTCTTTAGTAGTATAACCTCTATTTCTTTCTGGATGAATATGAGATTGGCCCATCAATCCTTTTTCTAAAATAGTATTAGATGGTTCACTCCATCTTAAACGCCTAGTCTGAAATCCACTATAAGTGGGATTATAATCACCAACTGACACATAATTAATTTCAGTATCTTTAATTTTTTCCTCATCATTTTTTTCAGCTAATTTCTCTTTTTTCCAAGCTTCAGGAGTCACACCATTTTCATCATGCTCTCTCCTATCAGTAAGCCATCTTCTTCTATAAACTAATTCAACCTTTTCATCAGGAGTAAGCCATTTAGGTTCTATTGCCATACCACTAAGATGACCTTTAAATTTACCATTCATTTTTTCTTCAAGAATTTTACCTTCTGCAATATTTTCTTCATCGGTAAGAAGGGAATATATAGCATCTCTTTGTGAGGGTTGAGATTTATATGGCTTCGGATATAGAAGTCGTTCCAAATTACATTTAGTCTTTTCCATGTCTTTCATTCCTATAACATCGTAAAAGAATAAATTTAATTTTTCCATGACATCATTTCTAACACCAATAATAAAAACTCTTTCACGCTTCTGTGGTACACCATGAAAAGATGCATTACATACTCTATGGACAACTGTATATCCGATATTCTCAAAACCTTCAATCATTTTTTTCATATGATCTCTAGCATAATTCATAGTCAACCCTTTAACATTCTCACAAACTATAACCTTAGATTGAACATCTTTAGCTAGGTTAATAAGGTCAAATGTTAAATCTTCAATATTAGTTTGAACTTTACCATAAACTTTTTTAGTTTTATTCCAACCTTTACGTTTTGACCCACTCATAGAGAATGGCGGACAAGGGGGAGAGCCATCAAAAATATCTAAATCTCTTGGCCTAATATGAGCTGCATCAAATATTTCTCTAACACCTAATTCTCTAATATCTTTACAAATAGTTTTAGTATCAGGATAATTAGCAGAATAAGTCCTACAAGCAATTTCTTGAAACTCATTCATTGCAAGTACATTACCACCTGCTAACTTATACCCTGTAGAACTTCCACCACCACCAGCGAATGTAGAAACAACTGTAAATAATTTTCTGTCAGCCGAATCTTTCACATCCTTCAAAGTATATTCTTTGTATCCTGTTTCACTCATACTACTTTTTCTCCTCTCATTTCTTCTAGTTTTACATAGAGAGCTTCAATAGTTCCATCATTCTCTATGATAACATCAACATCTTCAGCAGACAAACCATTCTCACTTGAATGTTCAGTATGATTATATATTCCTCTTGTTTTACTCTCAAGAAATACAACAATGCCACCATGATTTCTAATCCAGAATGCTTCATTAGAAAATCGAACATCAGTAATAACGATAGAACGGCCGGGATTTTCTTGTCTGAATATATCAGCACCCTTCACCCATACATTCACATCAATGTTACGAGCAATATCAGTTCCTACTTTTTGATACAACTCTCTAGGTGATCTACCCCAAGGCTCTGCTGGTTTTTCTTT